GTCCCCCGAAATTTGAAAAAATTTTTTAGGTGGGGGGGATGGCAAAACGCTCGTAGGTTTCCCACCACTCAAAAATGAATTTTTCCCACTCGGATTTTTTTCTGCCGTCACTGCACATAGCGAGCCGTGCCAGGCACTCCTCTTTGCTGGTGTTTATGTGTATGCACTCGGCGCCCAGCCGCTCGGCCATTCGTTCGCGTTCGCTTGGCAGCGCATAGCCTCCGATGATGTATGCCGTCTGCCAGTAGCCACGCCGCTGCGCGATCATGGTCTGCAGCTGGTCCCGCAGAGCGAAAACATTCTCCTTGATGCGGTTGGGTTTCTCGTATTTCGGCCGGCCGCTGATCGCCTGCCAGAGGCTGTCTATATCCAGAATCAGGTCGCCATACTTGGCCACCTCTGCGACGTAGCTGCTCTTTCCAGAGAGCGGCGAGCCCCAAACGATATAGACCTTTGGCTGCTTGTAGCCGGTCTTTTCGTGGATTGCGTTGTGGCATTTGTGATGCACCAGCGCAATGTTTTCAGGGTTCAGCGCTATGGTCGCGTCCATGTAATTGGTTTCTGTCAGCTCGGTTTTATGGTGAGCTATGCAATCGTATTCTTTCACGATCAGCTCGCCGCAGTGTTCACACTTGACGTCGCCGTCGGCCTCTGCCCGCTCCAATATCAGAGCGAGGCGAAACGCCTCCCATACTTTGCTGCGATAAAAGTCTGCCAGCATGCCGGCACCTCCTTACCACTCAGCAGCCTCGGCGCGTTTCTTCTTGATCTCCAGCTCTTTCTCCCGCTGCTTGATCGTGACCATGTCGGCGTCGTGCCAGTTAGGGTCTAGGTTTTTGAGCAGCAGGTGCGCACTGCCGAGATCGGCCGGCACGTGCCGCGTCGTGGTTTTCATGATCGTCGTGGTATTTCCGTCTGCGTCCTCCGTGGTGGTGACGCAGACCTCTTTCCACGTGTAGCCAAGAGCCCGCTTTTTGATTGCAGATTTCAGGTCGTCCACGAGGCTGTCCTTTCCGTTGTCCAGCGCAGCCTGCAGCTCCGGGTGCTCCTTGGCGTATTTGTAGAGCGTCGTCTTGCTGATTCCCAGCTTTGCGGCGATCTGCCGCACGCTCATGCTCTTGTACCATTCAGCGATTTTCCCAAGGTTGGGCTGCACGTGCGTGGCATACACGTCAGGTCTGCCCATTTTTGCCATGGTGTGCCGCCTCCTTTTTATTCGGCGCTTTGTCCGTTTAGTTCAAAAATACAGCCTTTTCTTTGTGCCGGGTATGCAGTCCCCCGGACATAACGAAAAGGCCGCAGCGCGTAGCTGACGACCTCCTGCGGGAATGCACGGTCCTCTCCGATGTTTGCAAAGCAAAAGCGGGACGTCGTAGCGCCCCGCTCTGCTGGTTTTTTATGATTTTGTGGCCTTGGTGATCTTGACCTTTTTGCTGCCCTCGTACAGGTCGTAGCCGGCAGCGCGCAGGCTTTTCAGTTCGTCGGTGCTATAGCCGCAGGCCGGTATGCTGCTCGATACGATGATTTTCCCATCCTTGCGTATGGTGTAGGTGACGCCGTCAGGTTTCACCGCCGGGGTTCTGTTCTGCATTGTCTCACTCCCTAATTTGAGGCATAAATCGCAATCACTCTTTTCCAGTATGGTTCATACTTCTGCAGCTCGCGCTTTATAGCTTCGTCGAATTCCTTTTCCGGCTTATCTCGGTATTCTTCCCATAGGTCGTCTGCAATTTTTTCCTCCAGACGTTCTCTGTCGGTGAATACCGTATCATTGTAGTCGAGGAAATCGCAATCGAGTATTTCATCGAGATGGCACGAGACAGAGGAGCAGAACGTCCACGAGCAGTCCATGGCGGCGTCGTCACTGACGAGCACGACGATCGGCAGGTCGGGGTTTTCCGTGATGAGCTTTTTTAATTCGTCGCTACCTTTGGCGAGTATATAGGTCTGAAACGGATTCATTTGTTTTTCCTCCCTTTCTCAGTGCGTGAAATCGTAATGGTCGAACAGCCAGCGCAGGGCATGGACGAGCTCGTCCTTTGTTACGCTGTTCAGGGTTTCCAGCCGTGCGATCTTCTCGATGGCGAGTGTCTTTGACTGAATCGGCACGGTATCGTTGTCCAGATGGCATTTGAAGATCGCCCACGCATTGCCTATGGCCATGTTGTAGGTCGGGAATTGAATCGGGTCTTTTGTCATTATTCTCCACCTCCAAAATAGAGCCACCATTGCACATTTCTGCCGTCGATTTTTTTCTCTTTGAGCTCCTTGATCTTTTCATTGTTTGCGATATAGACCTCGATCTGCGCCTGCACGAGCGTATCGGCCTTTAATTCTGGATATAGGGCGATCAAAGTGATAGCGGATTCTTTCGAGACGTCTGTAAATATTTCAGTCTCGTATTCTTGATATTTTTGCACCGCTTCGGAAATCTGCGCCTCTATGTTTGCATTTTCCTCTTGATACATAGCGATTTTATCGTCGATCAATCTCAGATTTCTCTCGCCAACAATCAGACAAACAAGAGCCACGAGCGCGATGAGAAAGCCGAAAACACTCGCAACAGAAAGCCCAAAACCAGCATCATCGAATTTACCGCAAGCTATAATAGCTCCCACGAAAAATAGCAAAATGAAAAATCCAATAATTGCTAGAATCATGTTATACACCTCCGTGCTGATTCTCCAGCAGGTCGTCCCATTCGTATGCGTCGAAATCTCCGCCGTCGAGGAATTGGACCTCCGACGGCCATACGCGCTTGCAGGTGCCGTCCTCGAATTCGACGATAGCGCCGACGCTCCAGAGCTGGAAATGGCGATTTGCGTCGTTCTCCGCGGCTCCGTATGCCGTGCCGGGTCTGGCGTTGTCTGCCCAGCAGTGGAAAACGGCCCGCTCGCCTCTTGCCAGACATGGCCGGCGTTTATTGCTGTTCTGCAGCAGCTCCGTGTATTTCTCCACGCCGATCGTGATGGTGGTTTCTCTTTTCCTGAACAGTCCCATAATTATCTCCCTTTCTTTGTCGGCTCGATTCTGATTTTTGTGGCGATCTGGCGCTCTCGCACCAGCTTGTCGATCACGCGGCCGATATCTTCCAGCCCGCTCTCCTCGGCCATTTCTTTCAGGTGGTAGAGCGTCTGCGCTGTGATCGTGATATGAATTCGTTTCGTTCTGGTTTTCATTTTTCGACCTCCAGCATAAATTCCTCGATCAGGTCCACATACTCCTTGGCGCATGCCGGGCAGAGGTCGCCGGGGCGCGTTTCGTTGAGCCAGCCGTCAGGCGCCGGCTCGTATGTGTCGGTTCTGGTACGTCCGCCGTCTCCGATGAATTCGCCGGTTCGCAGCAGGAAAACGGTTTTGCTGCAGCGGTCGCATTCCAGCATCTTTCCCACTTGCTCGCTCATTTCGCAGCCTCCTCTCCGACGAATCCGATTGCTGCCGCGAGGAAATACCAGCAGAGCAGCGCAGGCTTTACGAAATACATGGCCGCCAGAGTGATGCAGACGGCGAGGGTGCAGGAAATGATCGTTCTGGCCAGTGTTTTGCTTTTCATGTTGTTTATTCCTCCGTTTCGATGTAGTGAGCGGCGACCATATCGGCCATGTGCAGGAACAGGGCCAGCGGGTAGCGGTCGAACGCCTGCCCCATGGTGTTCAGCTTTTCCTGCTCTTGATACGCGCCCATGTGCCAGCGGATTGCAGCAGCCTCGGCGTCGCTCAGCTGCAGGCCGGTCCGCATCAGCATGTACAGGGATTTCTCGCCGTGGCCCATCGGCAGCGTGTCGCTGATCGTGTAGGTGGTTACGTCCTGCCACTTGCCGGCGGCGTCTTTCCTCCGGCCGGTGGCCGTCTGGTAGTAATTGCATTTGCAGACGTCATGCAGCAGGGCCACCAGAATGGCGCTGTTCGGGTGTACGCTCCGGCCGCAATATCTATGCGCCCGCAAAAGCGTCAGCAGTTCCTCGCATACGTTCACGCTATGGACCAGCAGGCCGCCGGGAAATGCGCCGTGGTATTTGGTGCTCGCCGGCGCGGTGAGATAGTCGGTTTCGTTTAGCAGCCAGTTCAGGCACTCTTTGAAGCCCGGCCGTTCTTCCAGCATGCTGCAGTACGATTTGAATTTTTCCAGCGCCTCGGCGCGGTTATCTCTTTCTTTGTCTGTCATGGTGTTGTTACCTCCTCGTCGATCGGCCCGCTCTCAGGCGTACAGGAATTTCTTGCCGATATACTCGCAATAGGCCCGCTCCAGTTGGGCGCCCTTGCTGTCTTTCCAGTCAGGCAGGAGCAGAACGACGTCCGCGCAGTCGATCATGGCGAAGCAGATGCGCATATAGTCCGGCTGCGTCATGCCCTCCGGCAGAATGTCGGGCGTGAGCGCCACGTGGCCCTGCTGCTCCACTTGCTCGCGGGCCCGCTTGAATTTTGCTCGATATTACGGGTCTCCGTTGATATTGCCGGCAATGTAGATTTTTACCTTTCGGTCGGTCTCGGTTTCCACGCCGGGATATTTTACGCGCAGGATGATCTCGCCGCAGTTGTCGGCCGCTTCGACCACCACCGCGACGGCCAGCCCCGGCCGCTTTCGCAGGATATGCCGCAGCGCGATATCTTTCGCCACGAGCTCGCCGATGTCGTCAGTGCCGTCCAGCAGCCTGATGTGCCAGCCGGCCGAGTTGAAGCTGGTCGTTTCCGCCAGTTCTCCCAGCGAGCGGCCGATGTATTTTCTCATGATTAAATCCTCCTTTTCATGCCTCTCCATTTGGGCTCGCACACTTTGCAGGAGCCGTCCAGCAGTTTATGCCGGGCCTTTCCTTTGCTGTGTACGCAATATTTGCAGTCGCCATACAGCCATATGAGCCGGGCGATATCAGCGGCAGCTGCAGAGCGCTCCGCTTTGACGTTTTCGAGATCGCGCTGCAGCTGCTCGTTTTCCTGTCGCAGTCTCTCATTTTCCTGCAGAATCGTGTCTTTGTTCTCCATGGTTTCTTTCCTCTTGACATTTCTGTGCCGGGCCTTTTAATCCCTCCACGAATCCCTCCGCGAGGCGCTGCCCGATGAGCCAGCAGGTAATGCTGGCAGATACACGATAGGCGAGCCGCACGAATCCATGCCGGTACAGCCATGCGCAGATTTTCTTTTTCACTTTGTCGCCTCCCTGCACTTGTCGATCAGCTTAATGCCTGCGGTGAACATTTTGATCGCAAAGCCGATGCAGATGGCCAGATAGTACCAGAACGGCGCGCCGAGCTTTATGCCGATGTAAATAAACAGACCTGCGTAAATCATGTGTTTCTCCTTTCTCGTCTCACAAAAGCAATTCGCGGATAAATTCATCGGAGGCCAGCCGGACAGAAAACTGCTCGACCAGCTTTTTTCTGTTGCGGCGGCAGGTTCTTTCATCGCAGCAAAGGGTATCTGCGCAGGCTGCATTTTTCAGGCCGCCGAAATAGTACAGGCGAATGACGTCCACGTATGGGTCACTTTCCGCATCGCGCAGGCAGGTGTCGATCTCCTCGACGACGCGCTGCGCATAGGGTTCTTTGACGTCTTTGAGCTGCGGATATTGGAACAGCAGCGCCTCGGTCTTTTCGTATGCGGTTTTGGTGCCGTCTTTCAGGAGGCCCGCCGCTTTCAGCTGCAGCACGGTGGTGGCCACGGTTTCGCTTATGATCTGTTTTATTTTCTCGTCTTTCACTCTGTCGCCTCCCTTTCCGGTCTTCTGCCGATCACGAAATGCTTTTTGAGGAATTCCGCCCGCTCGTCCGCGTTGTACATGTTGTGCACCTCGTCGATATCTCCGAAATCCACGCGCAGGCCGGCGTACTGCAAACTATCGAAAGCCTGCACAGCGAGGTCTCTGAGGACCGTCGCGGCAGCCATTGCTGCGTCGGCAATTTTGCCGAAAGCGCGCGTTATTTCCCTGTGCGCCATTTTGGCTCTGAGCCGCGGCGAGCGGCGTGCGTATTCCTCTGCGTAAACGGCGCCCGCTCGCTGCAGAGACCACGCCAAAGCGTTCGCCGTGTTCCTGTCATAGCCGGCAGCCATGAGCTGTTTGACGAATTTCTTTCGTGTCATGGTGTTACCTTCTTTTGCAACTTATCCCGAAGCGCCTGCGCTCTCGCTCGCAGTTCCTCGTCGTTGCCGGTCGTTTTCTTCGGTGCGTCCTTTTCTGCCTCCCACCTCTCGACGGTGGCAGCCTCGTGCGGCCTCGTGTTCTGCATGAGCCGCTGAATGGCTCTCTGTGTCATGGGGTTTATCTGCTGGCCGGAGCCGGCAGCTGCTGCAGGAGCGCCCCGCTCCGCGTCTTTCTTTGCCCACGCCCTGATCGTGGCGAAATGGCTCTTGTACGCTTTGCCGGTGCTGGCAATGTATTCGCTCAGCCGCTCGATTCGGGTCTGCAGGTCGTGGGGAAATTCTCCCCGCAGCGTTTCCAGTTCCTTGTCAGTCAGCAGCACGTTTCCATATTCGCCGTGCTTATGCTTGACAGGCTTTTCTGGTTTGACAGATTTCTTTTTCTTAGAGATTTCAGATTCAGATTGAGAGGGCGAGAGCGGAGCAGGCGCAGCCTGTTCTGCGTCTTTATCTCTCTCTATCTCTATATCTCTATCTCTATCTCTTTCTCTATCTCTATACTCTGCGCGCACGTTTGTGCTTACATTGTCCGAATATTGTTCGCTCAATGTTCTATGCTCTGAATTTTGGGCCGCTTCGAGCGCCTGCTGGGCTCTCTTTTTCCGCATTCGCACGGCGTCCTGCGTCTCGCTGCCGACCATGCCGGCCAGCTGCGTCATGTACAGAGCCCCGCCGTCCATTACTTCGACGTAGCCGATTTTTGTTAGCAGGTCCATGGCCACCATGACGGTGTCGGGCGGCGTTCTGGTGATCTCCGCCAGCTTGTTGGCGTCATATGGCAGCTGCATGTTGCCGACCTTTCGCATGAGCAGGCCGTCGGTTTTCAGCGATTTCAGGCACAATTTGAGATAAAACAGCGCATATTCTTTACCGTTCTTTTGCTCCTCCAGCCATTCGATCGCATCGTCGTCGAAAAAATCCTCTTTGAGTTTCAGCCAGTAAAAACGTTTTGTGCTCATGGTCTATATGATTCCGTCCTTTCTGGCCATTTCGACGAAATCGGCCTCTTTCTTGGCCCGGTTTGATTTCGTGGTCTCTGTTGCCTGCAGCTCCGGGTTTTGCCGCTGCACCAGCCTCCGCAGACGCACGACGCTCTCATAGCGCGGGAATCCGAATGGATTGCCGAGGAATACGGCGGAGAAATGCACGCGGGTGATATCTATGCCGAGATCGGCGGCCCGCTCCTTGCAGACCTTGAAATAAAGCACGTCGTCGTTTCCTCGTGCCTCCGGGTAGTTCTCCAGCACGTCCTGCACGGTGGCCTTTACCTCTCTGGTCTCCTGCCTTGTTGTTTCCTGCATTATGGCGTCGCCTCCTGTTCGATGAATTCCACGACAATGCGCGGGTTTTTCTTGTCCACTTTGAAGCGGTCCAGATAGCCGGTCACGTGGTCCCAGCCGTCGTCTGTCAGAGTGCCGGCCTTAACCAGAGCGTCCTGTATGACCTTGCGGGCGAAGCTGCTGACGTTGTCACGATCTCGCCGGCGGTCCTGCTCGTAGAACGTGAACAGCAGGAAAACAGGCTTTTCGATGTGCTTGCGGTGCAGCTGCGCCAGTATGTGCCACATGACGGTCTCCTGGCTCTGGCGCTTCATTTTGGCGCCTTTCTGGTTATGTATTCGGTTTGCCTCGATGTACTCGTTCAGGCCCGGCAGCCGGCCGGGAATCGTCAGGCGGTAGTCGGCCAGCGTTCCCGGTATGGTGACGGTGATGCCGGTGGGTTGATCGTGCTGCTGATTCATTCGAGGCCCACCGCCTCGTCGCTTATGCCTCGCATGGCTTTGATGGAGGCCAGCACGGCGTCGATGGTGTTGGTTTTGCGATAGCTATAATCGTTTATGAGCACGTCCACCATTGCGTCGATTCTTGTCAGATAGTGATATTCTGCGAGCGGAATGGTGACGAGCCGATCGGCCTCTATGGCCGCCATAGGGAAATCGTATCCAATCATTTGTACGTCGCTCCTTTCGTGCCGTTTGCTGCCAGCTTCGGGTCGGTGCAAAGGAGCATTTTCACGGCTCCGACGACGCCGAAAATATTGCTGGTCGGTGCGCTGGTGATCGCGGCCAGCATGGCGCTCTCCTTGGTCAGGCGTTCGTATTCCTGCAGGGAAATGGTGATCAGGTTGGTGGTTCTGGTGTTGTCGTGGGTTCTTCTACGCATGATTTTTTCCTCCGTTTTCGATAGTTCAGTTATTTCTGCGCGGCCATTACTTGGTCTGCATGTACTCCTCGCATATATCAACAATGTGATTGCAGAGCAGCGCCGGTATGACCGACCGCTCCCTGCTACCTTTCAGCCCTTGCGTTCCAGTTTTCGCGCCTCGTGGTGCCCTCGCATGGCATGGAGAGCCGTTCTTGCACATAGGTTTGAATTTCGGATCAGGGTGATTTGTCCATATATCGGTAGGTTTCATTCTCCGCTCACTTGCCGGCTTGTCGAGTTCATACTGGCAATATGTGACCGTATAGCGCGGCAATCCTTGCATCCAGCTCATTTTCCGCATGCCTCCGCGTGGGTTTTCGATAAAATAAAACGCCGGGCGCAGCTCTTTGATGAGTTCCAGCACGTGCTGGTCTACTTCGTCGCAGAATTTTGCGTATTTACTTACCGGGTGCTTGTGCCCCGTGACCGGGTCCTCGCGTCTGTGGTGGCTGATTGCCGCAATGCTGAACGTAGTGCAGTCGGGGCTCGCCCATATTACATCTGGCCTCCCAAAGCGTTCCAGAATGTCTTTTGCAGTGATTTTTTCCTATATCTGCATACATGTCGATGTTTTCAAAATCCTTGTTCCATTCCACGCTGAAAACTTCGTGCCCTCGCGCCTCGAACGCTTTGCCGATGGACCTCGTGCCGGCAAACAGTTCTAAAACTTTCATCATTTCCTCCTATTTCTGAATGTTCAGTTATTTTCGAGCGGCAATGTGCGCCGCTTTGATCAGGTTGGCAGCTGCCCGCTCTATGGCAGCCATTCGCATGGCCCGCTCCTCCGTGGACAGTTCTGGTCTATGTACTCGCACAATTACGCGGGCCCTCTCTTTCTGTGCCATACATACCTCCTCGTGGTGTTGTGGTCAGTGGGTTGTCATGCCTTGAAATCAAGGCATGATTCGGATGTCTGTAAGATATCCGAAAAAATCGGCATTTTTCACGAATTAGAGGTGCTGCTTTTGTCTAATTTGTTTGTAGTCAAATTAGCTTACTTTCTTTGCAAAAAAAATCGCCTGTTTATCTTTCCAAGACGTAATACGCAGCACGTCGCAGAGCGCTTCGATTTCGATTTGATTAAAAGGCACCATATTGTTTACCTTTTTCCGAAACTGCTGCCTAGATATCCCAATACTTTGCGCAATAAATCCGATTTTCAGCCCGCTCAATTTAATTTTATCCTGTAGCAGTGCAGTGTTTGTCACTATGCCACCTCCTCCGTTTTGTAATTTTCGCGGTGCGTTATGTAATCATTTTTGCTTACATGGCAATAATAAATTACGTAATCGCATTTGTCAACTATTATTTTCATTTTTGTTGCTTTTTGTTTACAAGAGGATTATACTTGCGTGGGAGGTGATTATATGACATTAGCTGACAGAGTACGGCGCAGACGCGAGGAGCTTTGTTTGACGCAGGACGAGCTTGCCAAGCGAATGGGTTATAAATCGCGCGTATCTATAAACAAAATCGAAAACGGCCGGCCTATATCTCAGAAGATTATCGCTCGCCTCGCCGACGCTTTGGGTGTTTCTATTCCTTATTTGATGGGATGGGACGAACAGCCAGCAGAGGAATTGCAGGGAATGGGCGCGCTGGCTGCGCAGCTGATCATGGACGCCGACGCCATGGAAATGGCACGCGAATACATGCAGCTGAGTGAGGCGGACCGTTATGCGGTGCGCTTGGTCATTGCGTCAATGTCGAGGAAAGAAAAAAAGACTGACGCGGGCGCGTCAGTCGTCGAAGCCGAAAAGAGTTTTGAAAAATCCGATTGCGATGTGTAGCTGTGATTCGTCCAGCCTTTCTATGTACTCGTGCAATTTGGTTTTTAAGATTTCTACCATGGCAATGGCCTCGCTTTCATAATTCCGGGGCGGGAACGTGTGTTCTGTATTAACTTTCTGAAAACATTATACAATCAGGAAATTATTTGACGCTACATGTAAATGTTTCCATGGAATTATTCTATCATGGCAGCATGTCGAAGAATGTCAAAACAACAGGGGGATGATCGATAATGTGGCAGTTGCCAAAATTATCACCAGACGATATTATCAAATATTTGCGGAAATCCAGAACGGACGACGTGACGCTCACCGTCGAGGAGGTGCTTGCAAAGCACGAGCAGATGCTGGACGAGTGGGTGGCGAAAAACCTGCCGGAGGGCTCCGGCAAAATCCCGGAGGATAACGTATACCGTGAGGTCGTATCTGGCGAGACGATCGAGAGCCGGCCGAAAATTCAGGAGGTGCTGCGCCGCATCGAATCGCCAAGAATAAAGGCCATTCTGATCGTCGAGCCGCAGCGTCTGAGCCGTGGCGATTTGGAGGATATAGGCCGCCTCGTCAAACTGCTCCGATATTCCAACACTATCGTGATCACGCTGCAATATACGTATGACCTGCGCGACGAGCGCGATCGTGATATGTTCGAGCGCGAGCTGAAGCGAGGAAACGAATTCCTCGAATACCAAAAGCGTATACTCGGGAACGGTCGTCTGCTTGCAGTGCAGAATGGCAATTATATCGGCCAGACGGCGCCCTATGGTTTCAAAAAGATAAAGGTCAAAGAGGGGAAACGCTATTGCCATACACTGGAGCCGCACCCAGATCAGGCGCCGATCGTCAAGCTCATTTTTGAAATGTACCGCGACGGCCTCGGTATTACCAGAATATCCGATAAACTGAACGAAATGCGCATACCGGCACCGGGCGGGAAAGAATGGCTGCGCGAGACGATTCCGCAGATTCTGAATAATACGCATTATATCGGGAAAGTGCACTGGAATCGCCGCTCCTCTGTGAAAAGGATAGTTGACGGCGAGGTCGTTGTCAGCCGCCCGCGTGCGTCGGATTACCTGATATTTGATGGGAAACATCCGGCAATTATCGATCTGGAGCTATGGGACGCCGTGCAGGAAAAACGCGGCAAAATCCCACGGAACAAAAAGGATTCAAATGGTTTCAATCCGCTGGCCGGCGTCCTGTTCTGCGAGTGCGGCCGGGGAATGTCGGCCCGCCCATACAAGAGAAACGGCGTGGAATTCGCCGCGCCGCGTTTCCATTGCAATCAGCAGCGGAAATGCAAAAACGCCTCTTGCCTTATGTCCGACGTCATGGATAAGGTCGTCGAGGTGCTGCAGGACGCAATCGAGGATTTTGAGATCAGGATAGAATCAGGAACAGACAACAGCGCCGAGATTCACCGGCAGCTTGTTGCTCAGTTGGAGAAACGCCTGCGCGAGTTGCAGGAGCTGGAGATCGCGCAATGGGACGAAAAAACAAAGGGCGGAATGCCGGCCCACGTTTTCGAGCGGCTGAACAGCCAGACCGTTGCCGAGATCGAGGAGGTGCAGCAGGCCCTTTGTGACGCCCGCGATTCCATGCCGGAGCCGATCAATCTGCAGGATAAAGTGACGAATTTCCGGGCCGCTCTCGAAGCGCTCCAAAATCCAGACGTCCCTGCCGCAGAGCAGAATAAACTGATTAAAGAGTGTATCGAAAGAATCACATACAGCCGCAAGCGCGTCGGCAATAATGGCCATCCGAGAAAAGGAGAGCAAACGCCGATTCTATTGGATTTCAAACTGCGGGTCTGATTTTTTGGCCCGCTCATATACATCATGCTGGCGCTAGTTCGTCAGAGCCAGCATGTTGTATATGATAGGCAAAAGCCCGCCGTCATAGGATTTTAACGTGCATGATTTCCAAAAATATGCGCGTTAGCAAAAAAGCCCGCTCTCCGGTTCTGGAGGGCGGGCCTTTTTTGTATGTTCTCAGCTGGCAAAAGCCTCTTTGTCCAGCATGTTCAGCATTTCCTCGCGGGTGGCGTCCTCGGCCGGATGCAGGCCCATCTGATAGAGCACACTGCGCAGCTGGTCGTCGGTCAGAAATTCGACGTCAATGCCGGGCAGCATTTCAGAATCGCCGGCGCGCTTGGCGTCGGTCAGGCCCTCGGCCAGCAGATAGCCGATAACGGCAGCGCCCTGCATGATGCAGCCGCTCACGGTCTCGGCCACTTCATTGGAGCCGCCAAAGGCGACGATCAGGCCGGAGATAAAGAGAGCGACAGCGAGCCAGAGCTTGCGGCTCGTCAGTTTGCGGATAATGGTTTCCTTGTTCATGGGGATGGCTCCTTTCTGTTATCGTTCGATCAGGTGGTTTTGCAGCTCCTCTTTCGCGTGCTGCATCTGCTCGATGTTGTTGCCGTCTATGCCATGATCGAGCAGGGCCAGCAGGGCGCGCTGCGTGACGCGATTGCCGGAATCAAGCGTGGCGAAATGCTCGTGATCTTTCCGCAGCTTGTTGTCGATATCGTCCACGCGGGCCTCCAGCGCCTGCAGGCGTTCGTCCTGCCGGGCGTTGGGAGCTTTGGCGGCCTGAATTGCTTTTGCGATTTTTTCGGCGGCGTTGGACAGCAGCACAATGGCAGAGGCGACGGCGAGCACTGCGGCCCAGACGACAGCCGGGATTGAATTCTCCATCGGTACGCCCTCCCTATTCCATGCCGAGCAGCTTGCGCCACGTCTTATTTTTCGCGGTGATTTCTCCGTCGACCACGCAGCCGCTGGCTGTCTGGTAGGCTCTCACCGCTTTGTCGAATTTCGCGCCGGCGATGCCGTCGATTTCTCCGACCTGCGAATATCCGAGAGATGCGAGGCGTTTCTGCACGGCTCTGACGGCCGCGTGACGCCTGTTTTTGGTAGCGGATATCGTAACAGTCTTTCCGATGGTTTCGGGGCCTGCAATGCCATCCACGGCCGCACCGCACGCCTCCTGCACCTCTCTGATAAACTGCCGGAGCATGTACGAGTTTTCTGACGCCTCCGGTTTCGTTGTGGCGGGCGTTTTGCCCATTGCCGCAGATACGTCATTGCGGAGCGTTTCGAGGCTGTACGCGAGGCCCAGCCCGCTCCAGAGGTGTTCCGGGTCGGCGTGCGTGGTATCGGACAGCTTTCGGCGCGTGACCTCGCCGTGGGTGATGATCGCCGTGTGCGGGTTCCAGCCGTAGTCTCGGCAGAGCTTGGCCAGCAGCTGCACGGCGTTCTCGTAGCAGGCTTTTGCGTATGCCTGCGCTGCTGCCTTGTCGGAGACCGTGAACGTCGCGCCGCTGGTGTACTTGATCTGCGCAGGCTCGCACATTTCGATGCCGAGCCATTTGCTGTTGCCGGGGCTGCCGACGTGGTAGCACTTGAAATTCAGCGGCATGCACTGATAGATTGCGCTGTCGTCCAGAATGAAATGGGTCAAGTATTGGCTGGAATTGCGGGCCCAGCTGTTGACCAGCACGGTGGCGCGAGGCTGCGGGCAGCCGATAGAATGCAGCACGACGCCGATCGGGTTCAGCGGGTTGGCTGCTTTATATCGGCTGTTGTTGGTGCAATAGGCTTTTTTTATTTCCATGTTGCATCTCCTCCTCGTTAGATCGTGCCGCCGAGGGCACGGATTGCAGCGACGAGCTGCTGAATGGTGTGCGCGGTGTCCTGCGGATAGGTGATCGAGAGCTGCCCGCTCGCCGTGATCGTTTCCGGCAGGCTGTGCAGGCTGCGGAGCTGCGCCGGCTCAAAAGCGTATATCTCCGGGTTGGTCAGCTGATAAACGACCGTTACCGGCGTACCAGCTTCGTGCTGTGCCGCGAAAACATTGCATGCGGCCTGCGTGTCAGTGAATCTTTCGTCGGTAATTACCAGATTGTTATTTACCGTGTAGGCGCAGCCGTAGACATTGCTCCAGTCGGTAGCGAGATAGTGGGAGCACGCAGCGACCTTGTAGGCGCCGGTAGCGGTAGCTGCCGCGTATTTGGTGCCGTTGCTGTGTTCTTTCGCATACCATCCCTCATTGCCGTCCATAATCTGCAGCCGGTTGGCACGTGTCACTTTGCAAAGAGGGATATCGTTTTCCTCCGTGTATTCGGTGGAGCGATACCAAAACTGCAAAGGATTAGCGGCAAAGTATGCGGCCAGACCGGCAGCGTCAGGGGTCTGCAGCTTATCGTTTGCAATAAATACAAAGGCGGCGGAATACGTGCTATATCGGTTTATATAGCAGTGTTCATAATTTCCGTTGTATTCGACGGCGCAAGAAAGATGTTCAGACAGGCAAAAACCAGAATCTCCAGCATATCTTTCGCAATCAGCTGGCAGGTTGAATGCGCAGCGTGTGACGTTGCCGAGGTTTGCGACGTTTTTGAATTCTTGCGAGCCGTCAATGGTGATATTTTGGTCGCAGCCGGATTTCGCGTAGAGCTCCACGGTGTCACCGGTGAACAGAGGCGCGGGGCCGATCTCGGCAGCGTGAGCGCGATAATTGCCGGCCGCGTCCTCCGTGGCCACGCCGATATAATAGGGCTCGCCGTCGACGTGCGCGGTCTTTTTGTAGTAGACAGTCACAGGCGTGCCGGACGCTGCCTGCTCTGCCAGATAGGCGGTCCATGCGTCTTTCGTGATGATTCCGAGCGAAACAGCAGAAAAGCCAAGGTATTTTTTGCCGCCGCTCACCGTCATGCCAACAGAAAGATTTTCAGCGCCTGCCAGTATGTTGGCCCAATACTCGGAAACACAATGCGGAGAAAACACATTGCTTTTTTCGTTGTCGGTACTGATTGCCGGGTCGTATTCATCCACTACCAGCAGCGCCCGGTATGCGCCGGTGGCAGGGTACGGCGAAAACGTCCACGCCTCCGTACCGTCCAGCACGATCTTGCCGTCGTAGCCCACGCCGGCGATCGGCCGCACATTCTCCGGGCTGGGGTCGCCCTCGCCCTCCTGCGTGGTCTCGCCCTGCACGATGGGCTGCAGCACGCAGTTCTGCGCATAGATTTCATGGCTCGCGGCCGTTTCGGTCGTTACCATGTAGGCGTCGGCCTTTTCATTGTGCAGCTGCTCCGTCCGCTTGGCCATGGTGGTATAGTCCGGCGGAATGCTGGCCAGCGTGGCCGCGCCCTTTTCCTCGATCGCTGCCTGCGCCTCGGAGGTTGCGGCGCCGGCGGCAGCCTGCACGGCTCCGATCTGCGCGGCGCCCTCGGCCTCCACGGCTGCGGTCTGGTTTCGCATCATGGCGACAAGCTGCGCCACGACGTCGCTGGTTTCCTCCTCGACGGTGGAATCGTCCGCCTGCATGCCCTCCAGCGATACGCCGGTGGCCAGCGTGGTGTGCCATGCGGGTTCTGCTTCGGGGTCGTCGGTTTCATAGATGCCGACAATAAAATGCACGTCGCCCTTGTAGCGCGTCACCTTGCGGCTCAGTTTCCAGCTGAAATATGCGAGATCGCCGTCGACAGTCAGGTCCTCCACGATGTAGGAATCGCTCTGATTGTTTGCGTTCTTGAAGATCACGCGCAGGACGCTGGCGGAGAGGTCCACGCCGTCGCCCACGATGCGCGGGCAGCGGAAATATTTCCGCTCTGCCTTTGCATCGTTTTCGACGCCGAAAATGGCCTCGATCTCCGGGACGTAAATCTGCCGCGTGTCGGGGTCGATGATCAGCAGCTCATGCGTGCCGGCCGGCACGTCGGGCATTGCTGCAAAAATTTCGTCAAGTGTTGCCATGTTTCCGCCCTCCATCAGCGGCCGGTCGTTTGTTTGAATTCGAGCGTATTGGTGGGAATGCGGAGCGTTTTGCTCTGGCCCACCACGGCGACCTGCACCACGTTGCCGGTCAGAGCCTCCGCAGGAATGTCGCAGCTGTCTCCGATGATCGGCACCGGAATCGGCGCACCGGTGCCGGCGAAAATAGCCGCCTTTTTGCAGCCGTTCCAGTCTGCGGAGGAACGGAATTTCGCCCGGAGATATCCCCGGCTGTTGGAAACAATGCCGGAGAAATCACACGCCGGGTCACACGTGAGCTTTTGCCCGCTCACAACAAATAGCAGCGTTCTCATTTCGTCCCCCTCTTTTAACTGTAAGGTTTCCAGGCCGAGCCGTCGCCCACAACAATGCGGTATCTCTTCCATGCAGTGCCGTTTCCCACTACTACCACGTAGCGATCATGTGCTGTGCCGTTTCCTAACCGTACCGTGCCAGCCTGTGCCGTCGCAACATGAACGGTCGTGCTGTCGTCGATGGTCGGTTTGTAATAGTTCGCGTTGACTTCGCCCACAAAAGACAGAACAATGCTCTTGTCCTCGGTGGTATCATGATCAAGATAAAAAGTGCTTGACCAGGATCCTGTCTTGGTGGGATTGCTGCCGCTTGTAGAAAGCGAAACCGTCAAAGTCTTGGAGCTTGTTGGTGTATCAGCAGATGCCGCCTTGAAAGTACCGCTTATCTCACAAGTGCCACTTTGACCACCCGTATTCCATGTAACGGAATAGCCGCTTGCTGTTACCTTCGTTTGATTCGATGAAGCTACATACTCGGCAGTATATGTGAAGGTGATTTCTGCGCCTCGTCCGTTGCTATAGCCTGAAGTTTTCCATGTAGACATATAATCACGCCTTTACTAACGCCATTCTGCCCTTGGTTGGGGTGGGCAAGTCGGACTCATTTTCAAAATAATGGACTCCCTCTGTCAGCACTTCGGGCCATGCTCCGAGTGCCGACCTTGCGGCGGCGGCAGTTTTTGCGCCAGTACCACCTTGGGCAATGGTCACAGGTGTTTTGGACGTAAGTATGGTATATGACTTTTGTGCGGTTATACCTTCGGTCGGTGTAAGCCAGTAAGATTCCGCATAAGTTGTGCCCGGAGAATAAACACGAATTGCTGCTTGGTTTGTAGTTGGGATAACCTGCCACATGGAAGCATTTTTGCCATTCGCATCTTTTAGTGTGATACCAGCCATGCCGTCATCACGTTGTATAATCAGCTGGCCAGTCATGGTATCACCTGCGATATCCACCGCACCGGCCTGTTTCGCAGTGACGCCGTGCGGATTGCTCCTGTTCGCAATATGGGAAATCAGACTGGAAACAGCCTTTGCAATCTTGCCGAACGCAACAGAAAGCTTTTCGCCGCTCGTCATTTCCGTCAAGGTGGATGCGGCGGAAAAAGTGGGGGTCTGATTATCGGTTGCCACATTGGGAACGTTGCCAAGGCCTACCTGCGCTTTGGTTACACTATGCGGATTTCCGGTGTTTTCGATGTGCGCGTCCGCAGCGTTCTGCGCAGCAGCGGCCGCGTCCTTGGCTTCGTTTATGCCCTCGCCGGTTGCGGCTGCGTCTGCGACCGCGCCAGCAAAGGACAGCGTGGTATCGGTCGGCATGAGCTCGTAGCCGTCGCCGTCCTTGTTTACCGTAGGAATATATAGCGCCGCGCCGCTGGTAGGCACCGGAATCGTAACGGTTTCCTGCTTGATAACGCCGCGCACCCAGCCGCATACGGTGCTGTCGTTTCTGGTGTCTGTAATATCGTCCTGCGTAATGGTCGAAGCCAGAGCGGCGACGTATACAGACGCCAGCATATACTCGCTTTTCACGTCCGTGCGGCTCATGGCCGGAGCCTTTGGCGCAGCCGCCGGGGTTCCCTCTTTTATTGCGATCTCGCACAGACGGTTTTCCAAATCCAGGCGGGCCACGATGGCGTCAATGCGCGCCTGCGTGCTGCCGGCTGTCAATGTGAGCACCAGAGGGCTGTCGTTTTCCAGATAGTGATATTCCAGCATGGCGCGGCCGGGCAGCACCTGAACGGCCATTCCTTCGTCGACCACCACCTGCAGCGAGGTGGTGCTGTCTGGATATACGCCGCTGTTGATTATGCCTTTCAAATAGCGGCCGACGTCCTCGGCTGAATATTTCCGATCGCCGTTTACGCTGTTGAAAAATCCGTATTTAATTGCCACGGTATAGCCTCCTTTTTATCCGAATGTCGGGGTACATGTGTAGCCGGTTTCGTCCAATGCCTCGACGATCTCCAGCAGCTGCGTGTCGGCCTGTATGCCGTATTTGTTTATGACCGTCACGGTATCGCCGAGGCCGTAGTCTTTGCGATATACGTACTGCGTCGATTCGACGCTGCCGTCCATACTCTCGACCACGGAGGCAGCAGCCAGGTCGGTGCGCCCTCTTTCGGAGAGCTGCGCCATGTATTCGGTTTCTGTGATCTCGCCGTCGTTGCTGGAAATATCGCGGGCGTCGATAAATAGCTCCCTGCGGTGCAGGCCGGTCTGGTCCGTGCTGCGGGAAATGGTCGTGCGCTTGCGTGCGCTGCCCTCTCCCTCGCCGGCGACCAGCGCTACGCTCTTATATTCTGTTTTATCCCTTTGATATGACGACGCGGTCAGGTTGTCGTATTCCTCGGAGAAAATTACGCGAGGGTTTTCTCGCTGTCCTGCCGATCTGTCCACGCCTTTGTAGAAATCCACGACCAGCAGGCCGTCCTGCAGCGTGATTTTGAAGCAATAGCCATATGCAGCGCACAGGGTTTCGATTGCCTCCAGCAGATTGTCGCCAGTGTACTGGACCTGCACGGTATCGGTATATCCGTGCAGCTCTCCGAGCGTCAGCTTGTTGTATTTGCGGGCCTCGATCGCCGGAGAGATAAAGGCGTCAGTGACCAGCCGGCGCATAACGTTCTCCACGGTGCCGCTCAGTCTCGTCTGGTCCCAAATAATCCGCCGGTCCAGAATGCTGCGCAGGCAGCGCCCTGATACTGTCAGATAGTCGCCATTTTCCTCGTCAGGCTGCAGGATCACTTTTTCGATAATGCCCACCATTTCGTCGTCCTCGCGGACCACGAAACGGTCCTCCTGCAGCAGCAGCAGCAGCTCTGCAGACGCGGGCGCATATATCTCAAAGTCGCCGCACTGCCTGGCGCGGTTCGCCCATATGATGCTGCTGGCCGTGTCCACGATGCCCAGGCGCGCAAAATCCTCGTCTAAAATCCAAAGGTCCACGTTTTCACACTCCTATGTACATATTTGTGTGATACACAGCGAGCTCGCATTCGCCCTCGTCCAGTGTATAAAAGTACTCATTTGCGCCGACGGCCAACAGCAGCCAGCTGCTGCCCTCCATTACGGTGTTGATGTAATTGGAGCGCACGCCGTCGCGTATGTGCGTTACACTTTTCCGGCCGGGTATCGTGCACACTTCCAGGCGGTCGCCCGGCATCAGGTCCACGTAAAAACCGATATATTCCCCGGTACTCAGGTTGTAAATGCGCGGCTGCAGGCTGCGCACCGTCGCCGTCAGCATAAAGGTGAGGCCGGTATCGACCGTGCCGTCGTTCTGTATGATCGTGCTGGCGATCGTGTCCACCGCGGACAATTCCATGCCGTCGCTGCCGATCGAGAAAGGAAATTCCAAAAAGTCCGTTACACTGCTGGCGTCGGTGTATGTTTCTGCCACGTCCCGCCAGTGCGGCATTGGGCAAATGATCGACACTTGCAGGCTCTGGTTTTGGTCCCAGGGGTTGACGTCGGCGGTCTCCACGTAGCCCTCCGCGTACACGTTGAGGCCGTCCGCCTCGTAGTAAACTTTGATATACTGTTTCGGCGCAATGTATCGGTACAGATTCAGCCGGGCGCGGGCCACGTCACGCATAAAATACACAGTGAGCAGCAGGTTACGCTCTCCCACGGTGGCGCTGTTGTACACTGTGCCATCCGCCACGCCCACCTTTGCACGGTTTATCGTTGCGAGCGTTGGCCCGGTGCCGGTCAGGATGGGCAGATACCGGGGGGAGGCGCTGAGATCGAGCACCTCGCCCCGGCCATTTTCAATTTTGATTTTCGGGATCGCCATTTCTTGCCCTCCTTATTACACGCCGGTGGCAAAGCGCAGCGCGTTGTTGGTGTTGCGGTAGATTTCACGGCGAGACAGTGCTTTCGGGCTGTTGTTGTATTGGTTAAATACATACGTAGCGCCGCCCGCTCTGCCGTTTCCAGCCGCTCCGCTGCCGCTTACGCCGGGCATGTTCAGGCTGCTGCCAGCCAGCTCGGAATTTGCAGCATTCAAGGCTCCTCTCGCCATGCCGGTCATTGCCTTGGCGGCCTCTTTTGCGTTGGCGTCGATGCCCTCGGCCATACCGGCCGGCAGCCATTTACCGATCTCCTCGGCCATGACCTTGGACGGCGAAGCAATGCCGAAAAAGCTCTTGAGGCCGCTGAGCACGCTCTCGCCGAAGCCCTTGATCTTGTCGATAATCCAGTCGGTCGCATTGGAAATGCCGTTCCAGATGCCCTCGACCAAATCCGTGCCGATGCTCAGCATTTTGCTCGGCAGTTCTTGGAGGGTGGTCGTTACGCCAGTAACCACCTGCTGCGCGCCGCTCTTGGCCTTGTTCAGCATGTCGGTGCCCCATGTGCCGACCTTAGTGACCGCATCAGAGAGCCACGTCCAGATTTTGCCGGGCATTTCGCTGAAAAAGCTCACGACGGTGTCGAGCACATTGGAGCCGATTTCTCCGGCCTTGCTCGCCATGTCGCCCGCCCATGTTGCCATTTTGCTGAGCGTTTCGGTGAGCCACGTCCAGACCTTACCGGGCAGCTGCTTGATGTTTTCGACGATTGCGTTGAGGATGTTTTTTGCGCCGTCCAGCGCTTTCGCCTTGCTTTCAGTTCCCCACCGCACAAAATTCTGCACGAGGCTCAAAAGGATGGCCCACAATTTGCTCGGCAGCTGGCTCAGATAGTCTTTCATGGTCTGCCAAATTTGAGGCAGCGCAGCGATCAGCTCGACGACGATCTGCGGGATAGCCTCGACGATGGCAAGCAGGAGCGTGACCGCTGCGTCGAGCAGTTGGGGGGTCGCGTCGAGCAGTGCCGTCATAATGGTGGTATAGATTTCGGGTATCGCCGGAATCAATTGAGCCACCATGAGGGGGATGGCGTCGACGATGGCGAGTAAAAACTGTACCGCGCCGTCGAGCAGCTGGGGAATGGCCGCTACAAGCGCGCCTATGATAGTCGTAGCAATTTGAGGCAGCGCAGCCACCAGCGGGGGCAGTATCTGCGGGATAGCGCTCAGGATGGAAAGGAGCAGCTGCACCGCGCCCTGTACGAGCTGAGGGGCTCCAGTAATCAAAGCCTGCGTCAGTTGGGGGATCATGTCGGTGATTGCTTGAACGACCTGCGGGATTGCCGATGTCAGACCGGCCAGCAGGCTCACGACCAGCTGAATTCCGGCCGTTATCAGCTGAGGCAGCAGGCCGATGAGGGCCGTCGTCAATTGGGTAACGATCGACATGCCGCCGCTAACAATAGCCGGCAGGTTCGACGTGAGGCCGCTCAGCAGGTTCGCAATTATGTCCGCGCCGGTAGCCACCAGCTGGGGCGCGGCGGTCAGAATTCCCTGGCCAATGGTAGATATAAGAGAGCCTGCGGCAGCAAGCAGCTGCGGGGCCGCATCGACCAGCGCCTGGCCGACCTGACTGACAGCTGCCCCGATCTGAGGGGCAGCAGAGACAAGGCCCTCGACCAGTGATGTGATTAGAGAGACGCCGACCGTGGCAATGGTAGGCAGGGCCTCGGTCAGTTTTGTAGCCAGCTGCTGAACGATTCCGCCGATCGCGTTACCCATCTCAGCAGCGGCCCCGGCGTCGCCCTCCAGTACGCCCTTGAATGCTTCGCCGAGCTGTTCAATACCGGGCAGCATATCGTTGAGGATGGACGCGCCCAGCAGTTTCAACGTTGTCATAACCGGCAGCGCGGCAGAGCCCACGCCGGCCAGTGTTTCCTGCAGCGTGGCGTTTGCTGCGTTGTTCTCAATAACGGCGGCGTTTGCTTCTCTGTACGCCGCGCCGGCAGAGCCCAGCGCGCCCTCGGTGACAGAAAGCATATATGCCTGCTTTTCTTCCTCGGTTTTGCACGCCTGCAGCCCTTTGTTAAATTCCTCGACACTGAGGCCGCAGCCCTCCAGCATTTGCACATAGGCACCGGTGGCCTCTCCGAGCTTTATGGTCTCGTTCGCGCTCTCGAAAAACGTTTCCGGCTGCAGCGCGTCGCCAAATTTACCGATAACGCCCGCGCCCATTTCCGCCCACTTGGCCGCATCTTGTTCAGATTCAGCCAGCAGCGCGATCTGCTGAGACGCTTCGACAGCCTGGTCGGTTTCTCCGATCACGTTGTATAATTCCTGATAGGTTTTTGCCGCAGTATCTGCGGAATGGCCAGAGGATTCATATGCCGCGCCCAGCTTGGCCATTTCGGTGATGTGCTCTTTTTGCGCTTCACCGGTAGCAAGGAACGCCGTGACCAGAGTGCCGGCCGCAGTCGCCACGCCCTTGATGCCTGCCACGACGGCCTTGCCGCCGATGCCTGCCAGCTTCTTGACGAGATCGGCCGCAGCCTTTGCAGCCTTTCCAAAGGCGTCGGCCATTTCGCCGGTGGCTTTGTCCGTGTCTTTTGCGCCCTTCGCTGCTTTTCCTGCGGAATCCCTTGCGCCGTCCAGTTTCTTTCCGAGCTTTTGGGCTTCGCTACCTGCGCCGCCTGCGCTGTTCTCCATCTCGTCGAGCGCGCCCTGGTAGTGGTCAATCTGCGAGGCGGTTTTCTTGGCCGCCGCCTCCTGCTTGTTGAGCTTGATGGCAAGTTCCTGCGCAGCCTTGGAATTCTCGCCCTGCTCGTTCACCACGCGCTCGTATTCAGCGCGCAGGACGCTCGCAGCAGCCTCTTGTCCGTCCAGCGTTCTGTTTAGCTGCGTGAGCTTGGCCCGCAGGCCGTCCGCGCTGTCGCTCCACTTGCCCACGCCGGCCGTTGCCTTTTCAAATTCGGAATTTGCCAGGCGAATGTATCGGTTCGCATCGGATAGCCCTTTTTTGAAATCGGTAACGTCGACCGATAGGGTTGTTGTTACTTTCTGATTGTCGGCCATGTTTTCACCTCCTAGTTAAAACCAAGAATCGTCTGCCGGGCGGTATATCGTTTTTTCTTTTCCGCCTGTCGGCAGATATGGCCCTGCTGAATTCTCACGTTTCTGCGTGCGCCTGTTTCGGTCGAGGTGCTGCCGTGTCAGGCTGATAAAATCCGAAAATGGATAGTCGAGCAGCCTGATCGGGTCCAGACCTGGGTATGCGCTGCAGAGCGCGAGTTTTATATCGCTTAAATCTTGCGCCAGCGTCAGGTCGTCGCCGGCTGGCGGGCGTTTGGGTCGTCACCTTCGGCCCCGATTCCCAGCTCCGCCATTTTGTTCAGCACGTAGCCGATGATCTCTTTCGCGAGATCGCCCAGCTCCATGACGTCGACGAAACGCAGGTCCTCGTCGGACAGCGCGAAAGTTGCCTGCACCACGGCGGTGATCTCTTTCGTGCTTTTCAGCACAGTGTTGAGGATTTTGACGTCGTCGGACAGGTCGATATCAGAAAGCAGATCGGTGACAGCTTCGGCCGCACGATAGGGAATTTTCATCCGGGGCACCTCGCGCACCTCGCGGACCGTTGCGAAAGTCTCGTCTGCGTAAATTGTCAGTTTCATAGTTTCAGCCTCCTGCAGTTAGCACCGGCTGGGCCGCAGCCCGGCCGGTGCTGTTGTGAGTGGTTTATGCTGCGCCGATGGTGTCAGGCGTCTGGACGGTTTTGAAGAATTCGGCCTCGCCGGCGTCGTACAGTTCAGCCTGCACGTTGACAGCCTTGGCGGTCTTGCCGGTCTTGTTAAATTTGTGCTGGGTGTTCACGCCGGTGAAAACGATGGTGTTGCCGGTGGAATCGGTGCCGTCGTCCTCGGTGGCGTGCTCCGTTTCGGGATAGGAGAAAGTGCCTTTGAGGCGCCAGACAAAAATTTCGGAGCCGTCGGTTTTCTTGGTGACGTAGCCGATGGCGAAATACTTGGTGGCGGGCTCGCCCTCGACATACATGCCGGTGGTCTCGTCGTAGTATTCGCCCATCAGCTTGGCGAGCACGTCAAAGGGAATCGCGGAGCCCTCGATGCTCACTTCGTCGCCGCCGGTCGCCTGAATGACGATGGCCGGGACGTTGTCGTAATATTTCTTTGCGCTGGAGGTTTCGGTGGTTTTGCTCAGCGTAGAGGTGCCGCAGAGTTCAAAGGGCTCGTCATAGGTGACGCCCTCGGTGTCGTCGGTCAGCAGTTCAGCGGCGACCAGACCGCGGATGCCTCTCCAGTCCACAATTTTCATAGAATTTTGCTCCTTTCTATGCTTCGAGATAGTAGCCAGTAAATCCCCGGCCGGTGTGCGTGTTCACGTCGCTGGCCACGGCGTAACCTTTGCCGCTGATTATCCAGCCCGCTGATTTCATGGCAGTGCGCGCCTGCTCCAGCGTGTTGAATACGTCGACAGGGTCGCGGCCGTAGAAATTGACCTCGACGGTCCACGTGCAGCCTGCGGGGTTGTTGTCGTAGTGCTTTTGGTCCTCGGTCGAGGGGTTCCAAAAGGTGAAAAAACGTTCAGGGTATGGAGCTGCCGGGGCCAGACTGCCCTGCTCCATAATGGTGGGGCAAATTGTTTTCAGCAGCTCGATCAGGTCGGAGAGTACCATTCATTTGCCCAGCCTTTCGATCACTTTTTTTATTGCAGCCTCCTGCGCTTTTCGCGCTTTGGTCTGCGCGGCCTTGCCATAGAGCGCATCGTACAGCCCTGCGGCCGGTTTCATTTTCGGGGTGCCGTGCGTCAGGAAAATACTTACCAGGCCGCTCCCTTCGAGGTCGAAGCCCAGCGGCAGCGTGCCGATATTTCCGCTCCACGTTGCCTTCATGTCCGTGTTGAGGCTTTCCAGGGTCTCGCCGGTGGAATACTTACCGCCAGCCGGCAGGTTTCCGGCCTGCATGGCTGTTTTCACCAGCGTATTGATCTCCTGTTTCGCCGTGGCCATGCCGGCCTGCGCGGCGCGTTTCAGCGCGTCGGAGCCTCCGAGCGTGTCCAGCTGGTCGGCGTATTTCATGAGTGCCGTCGTGTCAAAGCCGTTTTTACGCTTTGCCATATCAAGCACCACCTGCCACGCGGGTCAGGCGCATTCTGCAGAATTGGTGCCGCTGTTCGATGTCCTCCGGTTCTCCGACGATTTCGTACACTTTGGCGGGGGCATTGGCCAGCGCAATGCGGCCGGACGCCGCAAAATCTGGCCGGTACCACGTTTCTACCGTCGCCGTGTCCTCGATCACCAGCGCGCCGTTTACGGTGCGCTCGGTTCCGCCGTAGGTTGCAAAGCTGCCAAAGAACAGAATGCCCTCCGTCGCGTAGTTTTTGACCAGCTTGCCCAGCTTTTCCTCCGCGGAGACGACAGGATAGAGCAGCAGGGGCACGTCCATAGGTTTCGAGGGTCGATATCTCGCCATTATTCCGTCGCCTCCTCCGGTTCATGAATGAGCTGTATGGCTCGCTGGCTGAAATACGGAGACAGAGCACCGCCGCCTGCGCCATAGTTCCAGAGGTCCATGACGCCGCGCGCAATGATGCCGACCGCCTTGTCAGACTGCAGGACGGTGGCACGCACGCCGGCAGACGTCAGGAACGCTTTCACCTCGTCGATATAGATGCCGATCGCGTCGTCCTGATATTCTCCAGTCACGCCGATGGCTGCTTTTACGCGAGCCAGCAGCTGCTCAGTTGTCAGGGTCATGTATGCCACCGTCCTTTGTTATCAGCCCTTCTTGATGATCAGCGTGCCGTGGGGGTCGATCAGCTTGCCGTCACCGATGAGAATGGCCTTGTTCTTGATCTCGTTGGTGTCGTGGTCCTCCCACTTGACGACCTTCATTTCCATGTTGCTGTTAAAGCCATAGTCGGCCAGATTGGTGAACACAGCGACGACGTCGCCGGCGGAGGCGCTGTCGTAGTCGGCAATGACGTCATTTTCGACAGTCAGGACCTCCTTGCCGCCGAAGCGGTAGGTCTCGCCCTCGGTGATGCCGAAATTCACGCGGCCGACAGGCTGGCCGTTCTGGTCCTCCATGCCGTTGATATAGCCGTCGAAAGTGCCCTGTGCCATGATGAAAGAGCCTCTGCGGTATGCCTTTTTCATCTTGGCAAAGACTTTCTTCATCCATCCGCCAAAGGATGCAAATTCCTCTGCGGTCAGGGTGATCACGTTGGCAGTGGGCACGCGCTTGTCGACAGTGATGCCGGTGGGTTCGCCGGTGCCGGTGCCCTTGAAAATTGCGATCTCGATGGCCTGTGCCATAGCTTCGGCGGCCAGTGCGACGAATTCCTGCTGGAAAACGTCCAGAGTGGTCACGTTGGTGAGCAGGGTCTGGGAGACCTTGCATTCGAGGCCGTAATAGTTGAAGCTGACAGAGGTTTTTGCCTCCAGCTTCTGCTTTTCGCTCTCGGAGGTTGCGGTGTTCGCAGAAATCCACGTTGCGACAGGCTTCAGGCTGAGAATGGGAATGTTCACGCCGCCCTGCACGTTCAGCTTGCGGACGCGGGCGTAAATATCGCCGTAGCTCTTGGCCTCCTTGACGATCTCGTGCATGAGAGTGGCGGGAATCATAGCAGAGGCGTCGGTGGTCGTGGTGGTAGCGTCAGCGCGCAGCTCCGCAGGGATGGGAACGCCGCGGCAAACGAAATTCATGAATGCAGTGCGATACTCGACGGAATCGGTGCGGTCGCCGGTGGCCTGCTGGCCATACTGGCCGCGCTGACGGAATTCGTGCATTGCGTTGGCGCTGCGGGCGTCGCCCTCGGCCTGCTGGCCAGCCTGCTGATCGGCGTCGTCCTCGTCCAGACCGTCCAGCTGCTCCTTGGCGTCCTGCAGTTCATCCAGAACAGCCTGCAGGGTTTCGCCGAGGCTGCGGACCTCGTCGGCGGTGGTGGCTTCTTCGATCATCTTGCGCAGCTCCTTGGCGCGCTTTTCCTTTGCAGAGATCAGATTCTGCAGATAGAGTCTCAGTTTCATAGGGTTTTCCTCCTTGGTGTTAGATGTTGTAGAGATATTTCGCTCTGAGCTTTTCCAGTTCCAGCTTGGAGGTGTCCACCTCTCTGCTCTGCTGTCTCGCGGTGTCCACCGCGCTGCGGGCGCTGTCCAGCTCCTGCTTGCATCGTGTGCTGATCTCGGTCTGCTCATAGGCGGGGAAAGTCACGGCGGAAACTTCGACCACCGTGCCGATCTTCTGAATGTGCCGGGTGGGATGATCACTTTCGAGGTTTTCCCATTCCTCGGCGTCAATGGAAAACATGAACGACATGCCGGAGATATCGCCGCGCTGCACCGCGCTGTAGAGGCTGCGGGCGTCGCTGTTGTTTTCCGTGTCCAGCGTCACGCGGATGCCCATGCCGTCGTCGTCGACGGTGAGCTGCATGGTGCTGTTTTTGTTGTTCTTACGGCTGCGGGCCAGCGGAATCTTGCTGGTGTCGTGATTGACGAGGAAACGCACGTCCTGCAGGTTTGCCTTGTCCAGGGCGCCGCGCTCGATGATCTCATCAAACCAGCCGAGGTCTGTCATTTGGTTGTAGACGATAGGCCGGCCGACGATGATGCTGCCGCCCTGTTCGTCCTGATCTGCCCGCACCTCGAAAGAATAGGAGCGGCGTTCAAGCTCTTTTCGAATGCTCATTTTTCAGCACCTCCGTCGTTGCTGTTGTCGTTCAGCTGGTACTCGTTCGCCCTGTTGGCGTCAATCCAGTTGAGGCTCATAAATCGCTTGCCATTCAGTTCAGGCAGCGGACGCATGCCAAAGGCCACGCGCTTCTCGTTTTCATACATGGCACCGGTGGGCGCCAGCAGATTGATCATGCTGATTTTCTGGTCGACGCTCATGAAAATCAGCTCTTTGGCGAGAAACTGAATTTTGTGGCCATAGCTTTCGCTTTCCGTCGGCGTGAACAACACGCGGGTGAATTCCTGCGAGAGCTGAATGATAATCGGCTCGATCGTCGCCTGATAGAATGCCTCGTACTGCGCCTTTGTGTAGTCGCCCTGCAGAATGCACAGCGGCACGCCAAAGTTTCGCAGGATTTTCTCGTCGATAAATTTGAGGGTATCGGCGTCGACCATTTTCAGGTCCTTGGTGATCGGGATATAATTGCCCTGCAGGTCCATCGGGATTATGCCGCTTTCGTTGTTGCGCAGCCGCTCCTCGAATTTCTCCATTGCAGATTTCAGGCGTTCCTCCGCGATAATGCTGCCGTATTTCACCACGCCGTTGATCGCCTGGCTGGCTTTCATGGATTTGCTGATTCCCTGCAGCATTTGGTGGTTGATCTCCAGCGTGCTCAGCAGGCCACGATCGTCAGGCACGCCGCCGGGCCCGCCGCCCATGTATTCATCTGCGCCATAGTCCCGGCGCAGATGGATAATGTCGGAATATGGGAGCAGCCACGGCTCCGGCTCGGTGGCGAAACGCAGCTCGACAAACAGCCGGCCGGTTTTATCCTCCACAAAGGTGACGCCGGAGGGGTCCACCGGGAAAAGGCCGGTATACGTCCGTCGGTTCAGCGCGTCCGTCCGATACGTCGGTACTATCCAGCTGTTACGCTTGGAGAAATACATGTACATGACGCGGCCGAGAAAATCGAACGTCGTCATATAGTGATTGGGACGATTCAGCACGCGCTGGATGTTATCGCCCGCGCCCGCCGGCTCAATGTCCTCGCCTTTCTCAATGAAATGGCAGGGCGCCAGCTTTTTGATCTCATTCGTCACGCATGCGGTGGCCTGCGTCACCACGTCGCTGGCGTAAATGTCCCGGCCGAACGTGCTATAGATCGGTGTGCGGCCGCTCATAACGTCCGCGTACATGAGCCCGGTGCTTTTGGCGTGAAATGCACCTCTCAGCTTTTGCAGCCAGCCCATTGGTTCAGCTCCTTTCGAGCGCAATCATTTGCGCAAATTCGGTGCGGTTTCTCCTGTACATTTCCTGCAGGATGATCATGGCCACCGCGCCGTCGATTTTTCCTTTTGCCTGCTGCTTGACGCAGAGGCATTTGCCGTATGTATCTATTTTCAGAGCGGCATTTCCCCAGCACCAGACGTCGACCGGGTTCTCGTTGTAGTTGAGCAGTTGGTGACGCAGGTCCGCCTCGGTCAGTTTTAGGGCGTTGTCGAGGGTTGCCGCATTCTGCAGAATCATGACCACAGCCCGCGTTTCCTCGTCGCCGTCGCCGGTCCAGCCGTATTCCCGCATCTGTTTCAGCCAGTCTTTTGCGAAACGCTGGTCGTAGCCGCATTTCCATAGCTTTATATCGTAGTCTGTATAGAGGCTGTAAAACCAATGAGCCACCTGCGCGAGGTCGTTGTCATTGCCGGGCGTGACCGTGATATGGCCCTGCTGTACCCATTCGGCATACTTGGCTCCGGCCTCGTGGTCGTCGGCGTCTGGCTGCAGCTTCGATTCGGGAATGAAATACCGGGTATGTATGTATTTCACCGGGTCGCCCGGCCGCATCATGAGGATTTTGGCACAGCAGAGGTCCGTCGTTTCTGCGAGGTCGACGGCCCCGATCGCATACGCGCCTCTGAAATCCTCCAGCTCGTAGGTCGCCGGATAGGCGTATGCGTCCCGGTCAAGCCACGGCGCGGCGCCGTTTTGCTTGATGTTGAAATCCTTGGCAAATACGAAACGCTTTTCGGCCACGCTGCTGCGGGCTTTTTCCACTTCCTGCGCCAGACGGCTGTATTTTTTTATGCCGTAGGGCAGCGTCGGGTTGGCCTTTTCCCATAGACGATTTTCCCGATTTCCCAGCCATACCTCCTGCTCGCTGTCCATGGTGTAGAGCCACGGCAGCATGCGCTCGGCGGCCACGCCGGTGTCCTCGCCATTCAGCACGGCGCGGAATTTCGCCAGCTCCTCGTCCAGATATCCGCCCTCGACGTGTCCCTCGGTGGTGATCTCGAAAATCTTCGGGTTGTCTTTGGTAGACTGGCTCTGCTCGATGGCCTTGGCGAGGTCGTTGGTTTTCATTTCGTGGATTTCGTCGAGGATGGCCCACGAAATATTAAAGCCCTCTCGGTTCCGCGAGGTCATACTGAGCTTGAAAATCTTGGTATTGTTCTGCTTGTTCAGCAGGCAGGTCTGCGTGCGCCGGGTGTCGAGGTCTCGCGGGTCGACGAGCTTGCGCATGGTGTCGATCGCCTCGTATGCCAGCGCGCTCTGCCGGTCGTCGTTCGACGCACACACGAGATCGCTGCCGTCCTCGCCGGTGACGAATTCCGACAGGGCCAGGCCGCTGCAGGTCTCCGTTTTGGTGTTCTTTCTGGCGATCAGCAGCATGATCTTTTGAAAGCGATCTATCCAAAAGCCCGCGTCGGCGCTCTCCTGCGCCATTTTGAAGCTATAAGACGCCTCGATAAATGCTTTTTGCCAAAGCATGAGCGTCATAGGCTTGTTGTAGTACGGCGATTTTGTCAGCCGCACGCAGCCCTCCATGAAATCCATGCGGAGCAGCGCGGAAAATCGGTCGTATTCGTACCGGTCGCTTTTCAGGTCCTCCGCGAGGTTGCGCAGTTCCGTCCATAGCTCATATCCGATGATGAATTCCCCGGCCTCGCAGCGCTCCTTGTATTCCAGCAGAAAGCAGTTGTCAGGGGTCCATATCGTTCGCTCTTTAATCAGCATTGCGATCTGCCCTTGCCTTTGCCCATGCTCTCAGCGGGCTCTCGTCGCCGTCGGCGTCCAGCCCGGTGATGCGGCCGAGGATTCGGATAATATTCGCATACTGCTGCAGCAGCTCCTTGTACTGCTTATGCGCCGGCAGCGTTTTCTGCTGCGTCGGGTCTTTCGGGTTTACTTTGAGGTGCGGCAGCTGCTCCAGCTGCTCCAGCTTTCGCTCCAGCAGTACACACTTGCGGGCCAGCAGTCCGTATATGGTCCGATCGGCGTCGTCCTTGCATACTGCCTGCATGATCTCGTCGTATCTGTCCATTTTTCGCCGCCTTTCCTAATTTTTCGCCCGCATACGATTTCCGAAAATCTCATTTTTCGATTTTCGCGTGAAAAGAGGGCCCACCATACAGTCCCCCGAAATTTGA